AAGGCAGAACTTGAAGGTGCATACGATAAGGACACAATCGGCCTTCAGGCAAGAACCATCTCAAAGGCCATGAGAAAGATTACCGGTCTTATTGGTGATCAAAGGGTTCTTTTTGTTTGCCTCAATCAGATCCGCACGAAGATTGGTGTTATGTACGGCGATCCCACTGCTGTGCCTGGTGGTAATGCGATTCCTTTTCATGCATCAGTAAGAATCAAGCTTGGAGCGGGCCAGCAGATCAAAGAAGGTGAAGATGTGACAGGCATTAATGTGTCTGCTAAAACAATCAAGAACAAAGTAGGCCCACCTTTCAGGTCTGCAAACTTTAGAATTGTCTTTGGCAAAGGCATTGAAGAGCATGAAGAAATTTTTGATCTTCTTAGAGCTGCCGGCAAAGATATGGTCAATGATCATGAAGTTTCTATTGAAGGAAATGGCGCTTGGAAGACACTTAATGTCATGAACTCAGATGGAATTAATATTCTTACGAGAAAATTCTATAAGTCTGATTTTGGAGACTTGATAAAGGATCCTGAGGTGGGTCCTTGGATTGATGGCTTCCTTGAAAAGGTAATGGTAAAAACTCAAGTGAAACCTGAGGATGTTGAGATTGATGAAGAATCTTATGAAGAAATGAAATCATTGGCTGATCAACTTGTTGAATCGGGTTATGATATCTCACCGGAGTAAGTAATGACTGATGGAGGGCCCGTCCTTTTAGTGGACTCTTACAATCTTTTTATTAGAAATTTTTGTGCAAATCCACTCATGGCCGAAGGTCAGCATGTCGGCGGTGTGGTCGGGTTCCTCCAATCTCTTAATCTTCTAATTTCTCAACATTCACCCTCAGAATGCGTTATCGTTTGGGAAGGTGGTGGCTCTGCAAGGCGTCGAGCAATTTACCCTGATTACAAATCAAAGCGACGCCCTGTAAAGCTTAATAGATTTCATGAAGGTGATATTCCTGACACGGTTGAAAATAGAAATTGGCAAGTAAAAACGCTAATCCAGGTAATGAAAAATTTACCCGTGAAGCAAGTTTATGTTTCTGACTGTGAAGCTGACGATGTTATCGGTTATTTAGCAAAATATTCGTACTCACAATCACCCGTATTGATTGTTTCTTCTGATCATGATTACTTACAGTTAGTGAATGAGAGAATCAAAGTTTGGTCTCCTACGCTAAAAGCTATTGTTGATGAAGAGTATGTTATCAAAAAGTTTGGTTTACGGCCTCAGAATATGGTAACCGTTAGATGCTTTTGTGGTGACATATCTGATTCATTGCCAGGAATAAAAGGTCTTGGCATCAAAACTATGCTTAAGCGATTTCCACAACTTGCAGGAGATGAAATTGTTGATGTGGAAAACATTTTAAGTCATGCCGAGAATATGCCTGAAAAATCTCCAAAAGTGTATTTACAGGTGAAAAATGAAGCCCCTGTTGCTAGAATGAACTGGAAGCTTATGAACCTTGATGTTTCAAACCTTAGCTGGAATCAAATTGCAAAAATCAATAGTGCTTTTGAAACACCTCCCCCTGCAGGAAATAAAATTGAACTTATTCGCTCCTTAACAAAAGCAGGTATCAAAACTTTTGATATTGATAGGCTCTATATGAATGCAATGGCAAATCTAAAGAGGAAACATGTCCAGTAATACTCCAGGCGAAGCTCTATTTAAGCAATACGGTAAAGCATTTCAAGAGAAAATTTTTCAAGGTCTTTTAACAGATCACGCATGGGCAGCCCAAATGTCCGAAGTGATGCTGGCTAGCTACTTTGATTTGAAGTACCTTGCTTTTCTTAGTGACAAGTATTTTAAGTATCATGAAAAGTACAAGTCATTTCCTACCATGTCTCTTTTGGTCTCAATCATTAAAGATGAACTTAAAGAGCCCAGTAATGCAATTCTAAAAGAACAAATTGTAGAGTTCCTCAATAGAATGAGACACTCTCCTGATATGGGAGATATTGCCTATGTCAAGGATAAGTCATTAGACTTTTGCAGAAAGCAAGCTTTACGAGAAGCTCTTGAAAAATCTGTCGAGCTCATTTCAGGTGATAAGTACGATGCCGTCGTTGATCTTATGCGTAAAGCTGTTTCCGTAGGTCTTCCTACATCTGTGGGTCACGACTTTTTTGAAGATGCTGAAGCTCGCTTTGTTAAGATTAATAGGGCAGCTTGCCCAACAGGAATTGAGCAGTTAGATGAAAAAACTGTTTTGAATGGAGGCCTTGGAAGAGGAGAACTCGGTGTAATTGCCGCGAATACCGGTGTAGGGAAAAGTCACATGCTTGTTTCCCTCGGTTCAAATGCTCTTAAAATGGGAAAGAATGTTGTTCATTACACCTTTGAGCTCACCGAAACTGCCGTTGGCATTCGATATGATTCTCATCTAACGGGTATTCCATCCAATGAAATCCAAGACTCAAAGCAAGAGGTAATGGACAAATACAAAGATATGGAGCTTGGAAAACTCATAATCAAAGAGTATCCAACAGGAACAGCCACTGTCAATACTTTGAGGAATCATCTTGAAAAACTTTTGCTCAAAGGTTTTGTTCCCAATATGATCCTTATTGACTATGCTGATATTATGAGATCAAGTAGAGAGTACGATGCTCTTAGGCTTGAACTAAAGCTTATCTATGAAGAGCTTCGAAATCTCGCCATGGAAAAGAACATTCCTATCTGGACTGCATCCCAGGCCAATCGAGATTCATCAAATTCTGATATCGTAGGACTTGAAAATATGTCTGAGTCTTATGGTAAGGCAATGGTGGCCGATGTTGTTTTGTCACTTTCAAGAAAACCATCGGAAAAAGCAACTGGTATTGGAAGGCTTTTTGTTGCAAAGAACAGAGCGGGTCGAGATGGAATTCTTTTCCCAGTACACATTGACACCGCGCGATCTACAATAAAAGTTCTAGATGAAGGTGAGCTTACCTTACAGGAAGCCTTGACTCAGGATGATAGTGAAAGAAAGCAAGTCCTGAGAGAAAAATGGAAACAAGTCATGGGAGCAAAGTGAAATGTCAGAAAATCAAAATGTTCTAGAAAATCTTCGTAAAGCATTTGGAGGTGATGAACTTGCCCCTGATGTTTTTCTAAAATACACTCTTAGAAATCAGCAAGGTGATTTGCTTGAAACAACACCTGAGCAGCTACACGCCAGACTAGCAAAAGAATTTGCTAGAATTGAAGCTAAGTATCCAAATCCAATGTCCGAAGGTGAAATTCTTGAACTTCTTGAAGGATTTTCTCAAGTTGTTCCTCAGGGTTCTCCAATGTCAGGCATCGGAAATCCCTATCAATTACAGTCACTTTCCAATTGTTTCGTAATTGATCAGCCTCATGACTCATATGGTGGTATCCTTTTCAGTGATCAGGAACAAGTCCAAATCATGAAAAGGCGTGGAGGTGTGGGCTTTGATGTTTCAACAATTCGCCCCAAGGGACAATCTACCACTAATGCTGCAAGAACAACTGACGGCATTGGTGTTTTCATGGAGCGATTCTCTAATTCAACAAGAGAAGTTGCCCAAGGTGGCAGGCGTGGTGCGCTTATGCTTACCATTGATTGCCGCCATCCTGAAATCGAAACTTTCATTGACATCAAGCGTGATTTGAAAAAAGTCACAGGTGCAAATATCTCAATTCGTTTCACAGACGAATTTATGAATGCGGTAATGACAAATGGCGATTTTACTCTTCGTTGGCCTGTAGAGGCAACACCTGAGAGAGCTGAAATTGTTAAAGTAGTCAATGCAAAACAAGTATGGGATAAGTTTATTGATGCCGCATGGTCATCTGCAGAACCTGGAGCTCTTTTCTGGGATACTGTCACACGCGAAGGTATTCCTGATTGCTACAGAGATGTGGGCTATACTACAATAAGCACAAATCCTTGCGTAACAGGTGATACTTTAGTTCTAACAAATGCAGGAGAAAAGACTGTAAAAGAGTTAGCAGAACAAAATGCACAGTTCTTTGTAAAATCCTTTGATATCGAAAGAAGGGAAGTTGTTAAAAAGTCAGCTGTTGCATTTAAAACAAAAGACAATGCTAAGCTTCTTGAACTAAAAACCAAATCAGGAAAGAAAATTAGGCTAACACCAGATCATCGAGTATACACACAGCGTGGTTGGGTCGAAGCAGCTGATTTGACAAAAGATGATAAAATTCTTTCTTTTGGTTCTAAATAGGAAATTTACTAATCCTTGTGTCATACTTATAAAGGGAGGGATTAGTAAATGTATAAACATGTTCAAGAATTAGAAGGAATAATAAGTGAAACTAGAAAACTAATACAAGAAATAGCCTGTTCTAAAGTTAAAAGAGAATTTATAGATCGAGGTGGAAAAATAACGAAAAGTTATGAAATTGATACCTCACATAAAGATTGTCAAAAATTGATAAAAAATCTAACTATTTTGTATAATGAAAATGGAATAGGCTTTAAATTGATTAGCTTCTATCTAGGCAATGTTTCCTATACAAGACTAAGAACCATATTTAGAACTTTAGGAATAGAAAAACGTGTAGGTCAAAATTGTATTACAGAAAGCTTAAGAAAAACAAGATCGGAGCGAGCTAAGACTAATAACCCGTGGACAAATTGGACTGAAAAGCATAAAAGCAAGGATGGCATTAATAAGCATCATGTTGCTGGATGGTATTTTAATGAATCTAAATTGAAATATGTTTGGCTAAGAAGTTCTTGGGAATATGGTTATGCAAAATTTTTAAATGACTCTAAAATAGAGTGGGATGTCGAAGCTCGTTCATATCTTTTATCAGATGGTAGATATTATCGACCTGATTTTTTCATTTACGAAAATAGCAATCTCACAAAGATCGTTGAGATTAAGTCTAAGTGGTCAAATGGCTCTTTGGAGAGAATTGATAAATTTGAAATGTTTAAAAAAGAGTATAGTGATATACCTGCTGAGCTAATTACAGATGAGCTATTTCGATTAGTAAATCGAAAACAAAAAGATATCATTAATGAATGGAAAAAAGTAAGACTTATGGAGTTTAAAAATGATTGAAGATAATGTTTTTTGGGATGAGATTGTTTCAATCGAAGATTCTCAAAATGAAACTGTTTATGATTTAACTGTAGATGATACACATAACTTTTTTGCTAATGGATTATTGGTTCATAATTGTGGAGAGATTCCGCTAAGTCCTTATGATTCATGCCGTCTTATGGTGGTTAATCTTACTGCTTTTGTCAAAAATCCATTTGAAGAATCGGCATCATTTGACTTTGAAAAATTCCTCTCTGTGGTAATGAAAGCCCAGCGTCTAATGGATGATCTTGTAGATCTTGAAATCGAATGCGTAGATAAAATTCTTCAAAAAATTGATAAAGATCCACAGCCACAACATGTGAAGCAGATTGAAAACGATCTGTGGTGTAAAATTCGAAATGCTGGCCTCAATGGTCGTCGTACAGGTCTTGGCATAACAGGATTGGGTGATGCTCTTGCCGCAATGAATGTTCGATATGGAAGTGAAAAATCAATTTCCGTGACTGAGGAAATCTACAAATCCTTGGCCATTGGAGCACACCGTTCATCACTTCATATGGCACAGGAGAGAGGATCATTTCCTGTTTGGATGTATGAAAAGGAAAAGGATCATGCTTACTTAAGAAAAGTAATCGAAGCATGTGGTGAAGCATATGTTGACATGTGGAAAACTACAGGTCGTAGAAACATTGCTCTTACCACAACCGCACCTGTAGGTTCTGTTTCTTGCCTTACGCAAACAACATCAGGAATTGAACCCGCATACCTTCTATCGTACAAGCGCCGTCGCAAGATCACACAAGGTGATATCACATCAAGAGTTGACTTTGTAGATCAGATGGGTGACAAGTGGCAAGAGTACACTGTCTATCATCATTGGTTCAAGAAGTGGATGGATGTCACAGGAAAATCAGATCCTCAGGAAAGCCCCTATTGGGGAGGCACAGCCAATGACATTGACTGGGAGATGAGCGTAGATATTCAAGCGTCTGCACAGCGCTGGGTTGATCATTCAATTTCCAAAACTTGCAATTTACCCAACTCAGCAACAAGAGAAACTGTCAATAGCGTTTACTTAAGGGCTTGGCAAACGGGCTGTAAGGGCTTTACAGTTTATCGAGATGGT